TACTCCATGATTCTCCCTCGACCAAAAGGACATGTAATTCTCGCCACCATTTTTAGGCCATGCTGTGTATTTTAAATACGGCGTTACAGTTGTTGTACTGTCCCAAAGAGAGGCAAACCCCTTTAAATCAACTTTTGGGCTATATTGATAGAAAGTATCAAGAGCACCAGTGTATCCATGAGTATAATGCCCAAAATAAGTATATGTATCTAAATCATAATCAGTTCCCCCAGCACCACTAGTATAGTTCGCAGATGCTTCCCTGGCATCATTGCCAAACCAAACTAGCGCAGATAGCTTGTTGTAGTTCGTGTCGGGTTGCCAGAAGAAATATATTGAATCCCCAGGATGATTAGACGAGGTTATCCAGGGCTGTGTCCAGTTTTCGGGTGTCCTCGAATATCCGCCTACAAAAACGCTGAAATCATAGTTATCAGCGGAATCGCAGAGTATCTCCTTGAACTTCGCCACATCCCCGTCCCACTCGTACTCCTCTACCGCAACGCCCCTATTCTGGCAAATCTGTCGCACCTGTGCTAACTTACGATGTCTGCCATCCTCGCCCCTGCGCAGAGTAGCGTTCGGTGAAAACGCACTATCGGTAGCGGAAACGGAAACCAGAACAATACGGTTGTTTGTGCCTACTCCGGACGCATTCACCCAAGCGGCCACGATAAAACAGAGGCATAGTGCTAATAGAATTTTCTTCATCTCACACACCTCTTTTAATGCTTCCTCTTGAGCACATACACCTTCGCATTGAATATTGTATCCCCAGGTGCAACCTCAACTAGCATGTACTTACCCGCTATAAACGCCCCGTTAACATCGGTTACCGCAAAGGTTTTGCCGACTGGTAACAGTTGACCGAATAATGCTAACCCGCATTCTCCCTTGCTGATGTGGTCAAGCCCCCAACTCTCCGGTGTTCTCGTCGAAGGATCACGGTCAAACAACGCAGGGCTGCCGGTCGCTAAATCTGTGCCGGACGTATTACAAGAATAAATATTTATGGCAGTCGTATCAGACATGGAATCACAGAGTATCTTGATATAAACCTCATCATAATCCTCAATATCACAGGCCCATATCATAGAATCCGCCGTAGCACTCGGTATCGTATCCGCAACAGCGTTTAAGGCTTCGGTTACCAACGCGGGATCTAACTGTAATTCTGAAATCAAGTTTGCGCCTCCGGCAAACCCCTGCCCTAATAGTACGGACGGAATCATCAGGAAGGCCGCCACAATCAAACATCTTTTCATCTCAACCACCCCTCTCATTGCGTAGCCTCCCAACAGAACACATCCGTAGCGGCGCTTTTAACAACGGCTATACTATCGCACATCACCGTGCCGCGCCTGATGCTGCTGTACGATTCACCTGGCCGGAGAGTTATCCCCCCAGTGCGGTCGATCGAACTGCCGCTGTAATACCGCGTGACCGTGCAGCTACCACTTGCATTGCTACATAATTTGAATGCTAGATAATAGGCCGTGAATGCCGAACCGCTTCCAGCATCAAGTACGAACCCAACGCTGAAAGTCGTGTTAGTATTATCACAGCCAGCATCAACGGCCAGAAAGTTCTGACCTAGCGCAACAACCGGCAGAAGCATCAAAGCTATAAACAGCTTTCTCATCTTCCCCCTCCCTTCCCGTCATTAGTCAACCTTCCAAAATTCTGCAATCGTATAAACTTCAGTACCCCAACCACAATAAACGCCGCAACCGACAAGGCTCTGTGTAGTCTGGCATCTATGCTGAACTTCAAACACATTCTGTCCCGCCCCTACATGCCCGGACGTTACGGTGAACTTCCCGACTATAAAGCTCCTAGTCATATCGGTAGGGTCTGAACAGCTTTCAGTAGTCCCGAGTACATCTGATATTGTACCGGTTGTCTCGTGCAGTCTTGCCTGATGCGAATCGACATCAGAAGCCGGGCAACTGATACGGCAATAATATGTACCAGCTCCAAGCGTTATCTGACTGCTTGCCAACGCCGCGTTGCTACCCTCATCCACAACCTCTGTCGTTAAATCTCTCTTTTGCCATGAGCCGCTTGTTAATGTACCGCCATTCGTGCCCGATGATTTTTGATCCTGTATCAATATGTATTCCCCGCGCTCTGATATATCAAGATTCCCGGCTGGCACGTAACCCGAACCGTTAAGCTGCAAACATTCATTAGCAGCCGTGCCAGCATCCTCTACGGCAGCGGAACCTAGCCCAAGATACGTTCTATACATGCTCATGTTAGCGCCGAAGTTGCGGTTGACCTCAATCCACTGTGTACCAACCCGGACAAGTAACAGCCACATATCGGTATCGTTCATATAGAAATCGTTACCATCGGCAGTAAGAATCTCACCGGCTCCACCAGATTGATCCTTTACAACAACAGTATGTGCTGAATCAGCGGCACGGATTAGAAGCTGCCGTCCTTCAGGATGGTTTGTATAATCAATATTATCTAAATCATCCGAAGAGGCAGCGCCTTCGGTTTCAATCGAATGAGCCGCCCGCGTTGCTGTAACGCTGCCCGATGATATCGTTAGCTGCTCATTGGTAGAGAAGTCATCATCCCCACCCGGCAATTCTGCTATCACATCCCTCAAATCATCCAGCACCGCTTTCATTTCAGCAACTATCCTAGAAGCATTCTCCATATATCCGTCTGCTGGCAATGTAGTCATATCAATACCCCTTCACCTTCGCGTCAATTGTCCCGGCCACATGAGTGCCATCCTTATCCACGCAATATATTAACGGCCCCGTCGTATGGTTTTTATCAAACGCATACGCTCCGACCGCTGTGCTTATCCCATCATCCTGAACGGTAATCTGTACGTTGGCTATGCCCCGGTATGTTTCTGTGAGCGTCAACCTTGTACCGCCAGCGATTATCGAAACGTCATCGAAATATTCAATGATATCCGGCACATCCAAGTTAAGGTCTAGCTCGGTTATAGCGCCCTGCGTTTCTGATGAATTCGTGCGCACCCTGAATTCGTGCAATACATCATCGGCATCTATCGTACCCGCAAACGTGCGCCACTCATCCACCGGCAACCGCAACTCAAAATCATCCCAAAACCCCGTGTTAGCAGGTTCACCGTTGTAGAATGAAATATCATCGTCATCGGCCTCTCTCGTATTGGATCCCAAGAAAAACCCACCAGCATACCAGTCAATACTGCCATCGGCATTTACCACAAACACCCAGTCACTAGCATATCCGGATGGCTGGAACTCTGTATCGGTAGCAACCCAGTCCACTATCCATTGGTACTTGCTTGTAGAGTTATTCCACCGTGCCCGCGTGCCACATATCATAGCGCCGGTATCGTTGACCTGTGTTACATCCATCTTGATATAAGCTATATCCCCATCCGGTACGCCTGTTTTCCATGTAAGCAAATCGTCCTGCGACCCACCTTGGCAACGGCACTTGTTACCATTGATATCCCACGTTGCCCCGGAAGCGTTATCTGTCCAATCGCCGCTTAAAGGCGATGTGTTGAAATCGTCCGTTTCAACGGTGGTATTGAGCCGATACATAATATCGCGTAGCCCTGTAATGGTATAATCTAGCCACATCGTAGAGGGCACATCCGCACTCGCCGGAGTAATATCGAATATATAGGACATGCCAAGATAAAATGTTTGCCAGAAGGTATCGCTATCATCCGCCCAAAAGAGCTGTTCGTCATCCTTCCAAAACAGATCGCCGTTGTCGTTCGCCTCGAGGTCGCCAGTCCCGCCATTCACTGAACCGTTCAAGATTATGCCGGGGAATCCGTCATTGTGATAATCCGTTGTGTCGATAATATTCTCTGTCCATGCTCCCCCGATATCCTTTATAAGCACAGCAGCATCATCGCTGTAATTACTCGATGTATCTACCGCCTTAACCATGAACGTCATTGTGCCGCCGCTGAAATCCCCTATATCAAAGTATGTAGCAGATATGATGTCATCATGGATTTTTGTGCCTTCCGCCCAAGAGCTGTTGTTCCCATAATTGAATCTGATTTCAAACCCGGCCAAATCACGGGGCGGCGAAGGATATGACCACCGCAACAGCCCCGGCAAATCATAATATAGGGTAGAAACGTCCGGCGGAACCGTGCTTTTGCCTACAACCGGATAATTAGATATGTACGCAAAATCTGATGTCTTGCCGTAGTACGATATGCTCCATATTTTAATATCGTAACTCTCGCCATCCTCTACCGGCATAATAGATATTTCCCGCGTACTGGCACTCATTATGGGTAAAGATATCCACTTCTGCTCGGAATCCGTTTTTCTATAAAATACTTGTATCTCTGTAGCTTCAATCTCTGCATTGGGAGTCAGATCAATATCAATCAATATGCGGCTGCGCAGTGAGCCGTCTGTGTCGCGTACTAGCACACTCTCATCCGATCGCGCAGCACGGATAATTGGTTTAGGAGGTTTCTTATCAACATCAGGTGGAACGGTTATCTTCGAATCAAAGTCGGGGATAGTACCGGAATCAGCATCGTATATATCAGCGTTATACTCGACAAGGGTTAGCGTGGCGTCAAGATTGTGGTCTATCTGTATCTCTTTAACGAGGCAATCGGTAACCTCGCTACCATAATGCCCGATAGCAACCAAGTCGCCGTTATCAAACGCCGTACCAAGTGCATATACATAAACGTCATGTGCATCCCCGGAATCGTATGTAGCATCAACCCCATACCGCACAATGCCGTAAGTATCATTGCGTATATATATACCGTATAGCAAACTCGTATCAGGCCATTCAACCTCTTGGTCGAGCGTCAATATTGTATTCCCACCGTCCTGCGAGTAGCTTTTTATCCGACCGTAATACATGCCCCACATCGGCACGTCACTTATAACCTTAACCCAGTCACCTTTTGTGCAAACAAGATGTTCCAGGTCAGTTTCAAGGTGGAAGGTCTCCGGCTGCAACAACATGCAGGCCAGCCGATATCGCCCGTGCTTCCATATCAAATCAGGGTCAGTGACGCCCCACATCTCGATAGATTCAATTATCGTGGCATTATCAGCGTCATAATCATCCTGATATACAACCCGTTCATCCTCACGGTATCCTTCATCCTCGTTCAGGAACCGAATCTTTAGGGCATGCGGCACTTCATAGAATACCTTGTTGCCGAAGAAGTGTTTTATATTGCGGTCAGAAAAGAGCTGTATCGTGGATGAGCGTGTCTTATCAATAACAACCGAATAATCCCCGTCAATCAGGGTGGGTGTAGCTCGCCCGACAGGCGCAATGGCCTGGAGCGTTTCATACACCGTCATTTCCCTGTCGATAACACCGTTGAACTCAAAGCCCGCTGTAGTACAGTAGTCCGCCCAGTCTTTCAAGGTCGATAAATCTAACCTGGCATCTGCAAGCGCATTCTGATTCCCCCCGCCCTTCAGCACATCCACATATGCCCATGCAGGGTTACTCGTTTCAGCGGCCGCGTCCCAACTCGCCCCGTTCCAGGCCGGTAGCAAACTTGTAGCAACACAGTTGAATTGGTCGAGGATACCGTTAAGCTGATCGGTCGCCCGTACCCGCACAGCTATCAAACATAGATCCTCCATCTCGACAGGATTCTCATTCTGGATGGAGCGCAAAGCAGACAGGTATGCCTTATCGTACCTTGACGTGCTGGTGGATTCCGGATCAGTTCTTTTAACCCGCACATCGTACTGGCCTCTCGAATCGAATATCCACCGTATCGACCGCCTAACCGCGCTTGTTGTACTGCCGGTTATAGAGAATGACGGCGAACGAGTAAGCTCCGGCCCCTTCATCTTGAAGTGCTTGTACGTTCCAGAGCTATCGTTATTATGAATGACTATCTGTACCCAACGTACCCTATCCCCACCGGTAAACGACTCCTCCTCATCGGCCCAAGAACCTACCGATAACGTGCCACTTCTAGCATGTTCGAAACTATCGCCGTTATAGTTCGTTGATGCCTGTGAATCATCGCTATCCCCGAACATCCGGTAATAATAGGCATTCATAGCATAGCGCGGCACCGAACCATATCCATAGTATTCAGCGTTGAATGTCATACCCGGTGTGAAATTGACGAACATCAACGGGCTGGTTGCCTTGCCATACCCCGAACCGTTACCGAATTCTATCTCACCGCCAGCATAAGAAGCATCACCCTCCAGTGTCCATTCGTCTAAACTTGACGCAAGGTTTTCCTCTGTAGGGTCTGTCGTTGGTAGCCAGGGATCGGCACTGCCGCTTTCCCTGTACTGTGCCCACAGCTCAACAGTAGTGTCATATTTGCCGCCGCTATCATTTATTGCAGTCAGACCATAGGGGAATGTGATATCCAACGTAGCTTCATCCGAATCATCCTCTGTCGTAAGCTGTGCATAACTGTCCGTTATATGGATGTTCGCACTCGACTCACTAACGATATTCGGGAATAGGTCAAGGGTTTGGCTTTCCTCATCGCCATGCAAGTATTCTATTTCAATATCATAGTTCTCTGCATCCGTTTCGCCTATCTTGAAACTGGACAGATTGAGCGGCCCGTACCCCGCGCAGAATAGCATCCTGAAATATGAATCGTTGCCCATGTTTTCCGTGTACGGTTGCGCTGCAAGCGGCGGGAATATCCTGTGTGTGCCGTACACTCTTGGTATCACACCATATTGATTAATCTGATTGCTATACCCGGTGATAGCATAGTTCGGAGGATCGGCTGTAACGCTAGACAGTTTCGGCATCGGATACGGAACGATTGCATTGACAGCCGCAACCCCCCCGCAACTCGCCCCGGCAGTTGTTAGTGCCGATATTGCCCTATATCCCCACGTTCCTTTTGTGAACAACAGGCCAGCCGTTGCCCCACCTAGCCAGAAGGATGCCGCCAGAACTCCCACGCCTAATATTGTTCGCAGTATCCCGCTGTTATCACCGGACGGTAAAACCCTGGCCGTTACCATTTGCCCGCCCCGTGGATAAGTCGATTCCCATTCGTCCGGCTCTACCCTTATATCATCGACATATACCCGCGCATCATATTCCAGCCCACGCGGAGCAAACGTCTTTATAATATCAGCCACACTACCGCCCACCGGTACAGTTCCATCCACCCGCTCTGTTGAAAACGGATTCGGGCAACAGCGTGTTATAATCTGGTTATCCTGCATATCTATAAAATCCTACTATCTTGTTCTTCCATAACGGCCCGGTGTATCGCGTGATATGTGACGGTTCATTGCGCTCGACGTGGAGCATTTTGCCCTTGCTAACAACAACGCCCACATGCCTACCCATCAACCCGTTCTGCAATAGAATCACATCGCCCGTCTGTTCCTGTCCCTTCGGTATCTCTTGCCATAACTCCTCGAATCCCTCCGAATCGAAATCTGGTAGCGTAACATCAAATACCTCATCGTATATGCGATGCACCAGCCCCCAACAGTTACAGGCTTCAAACGGAATCCCTATGTATGCATTAGTATCCATATCAGAAAAGCGCCGGGAATAAATCCGGCGTGAACTTGTGCCCCGGAAACGGCTCGTTCATTACTCCCTCGTATCCAAGATTCCCCTGTACCACAAATGCGTCATATTTGATGTTCAACAGGTCGAACGTGAACGGCCCCGCCTCTACCGTATCAGGATCGCTTTCAAGGATTATGTTAAGCTCTATCGTTACGGAATCGGATACGCTGCGTAGCAACTCGACAATCTGTTGATCAACATTGCATATCGTTAGCGTTACATTCGGCGAACCATCATCCGTTTCATCCGGCATATCTATCAGAAATGGGAACGGCTCATACGTGTTACCGTTGCTCGTTACCGATTCGGTATTCAGCACAACCCTGAAAGTATCGTCAAAATCCGTATGCGAGATATCCAGTATAGGTAGAAATATCTCGCTTGTCTGTTGTGCGAAAAGCGCCGCTTTAGCGGTAGCTGTCATACTCCGGCTCATGGCATCAGCTCACAGTCAAATTCCACAATCCATTTATCCGGCCCGCGCTTGTACCATGCTGGCTGTCCGATGAATCTCATTGTTTCACTACCCGCCGTGCGCGGATGTGTAATAGTCCACGTTTCCGCCCCGCCTTCACTGGTATCGTTAAAGAATGTGAGAAAGGTGCTCAACTGTGCATCTGTCATAAGAAACACCCAATGAGTGGGGCTGTACCCCGCCGTCACGCGCCTGCGAACCTTCGCCGGGCCAACGGACATCTCTGTACGCGCAACCACGTCCGGCGCTTGCTCGGAGTTATTCGCTATTAATGGTTCACTCGGAAGTGTGCCAGGCCATGCTCCCATTACCGCCTCAACCCCCCGCTATAATTCAGGCCATAGACCGGCCCCATAACATTTCGCATTCGACCGGACAGGTGTTCCGCTTTCATGGTATCGCGGATGATAACTTTAAGGACTTCTTCGCCGGTT